AACCTGCGGGCCACGAATGAGGCGGAACGCGGGGCGTCGGCCTACCAAATCGCCGGACTTTTCAATGGCCTTACGCTGTCGGCCGGGTCGTGCGAGAAATACAGCGACGACACCCTATCGGGCTGGGCTATTACGCTCAAAGAGGAGAAAGCGCCCCGTTCGGCGATGTTCCTCAACGCGGGTTCGCTTGCAGCCACCGAGGCGCTCATCAAAACGATGCTCACCCCCTCCGATGCGGAGTAATACACTATGACCGTCGACGAGGTAAAAATCCTGCTTTCGGACTTGAATAGGGGTTACAATACCCCCTATTCGAGCGCCGAACAGGCGACTATCGAAAGACTTTATTACGAGGTCTTGGGAAAGCATTTGAACGGCTGTCGATGTCCCGACAAGTGGCACGACGCCGTGCTCGAAATCAACTCGTACATCAAAAAACACGGAAAAATGAAAGAGAAATCGAATTACAAACTGCGTGCAGGGGTTATTCTGCAAATCGCAGGGTCTTCGGAAATTTACACGAACGACAATCTGACCGACGAGGTGGCCGCGGCGTTCCTCAAAGAGCACCCGAACGCCGCCGGGCGTTTCGAGGTTATCCCTACGGCGGAAAAGGATGCCGAAGCACCGAAAGCTGGCGGGGAATCATCGGAACTCGAAGCGGCACACAACCGTATCGCCATCCTCGAATCCGAGAAAGTGGAACTTGAAAGCCGTTGCGCCGCATTGCAGGCCCGAATCGACGCCGCGGCGGCCACCGAAACGGCGGCCACTGACGACGAGAAGCCCGGCAGCGATGACACCGGAGCCGAAAGCGCTGACGAAGCCGACGAGCGGCCCGCCGGGAACAACGGCAATACTGCCGATGACGCTATCCGACAGGCTATCGCCGCCGAACTCGTGGCCGGGAAGTCGAAAACGGCCATCAAGCAGGAGTTGGCGGGCAAGGAGATCGGCGGCGTGAAGCTCACACACCGCCTTATTTCCGACTACATCGAGAAGATCACCGCAGAGGAGTAACCACCCATGAACGTAAAGCACACAAAGAAGCCCGAAACGCGTGTAGACGTTAAATACCTGTCGTCGTTGGGTATCAAAACCTACGGCGACAATAACCTATACCCGCAAACGGTGCGCGATATTGTCGATTCGTCGCCCACAGGTCGCACCTGTGTCGAGCGGCGTTCGACATATATCGAGGGAAACGGCCTCGCATCGCAAGCGTTGGCCGAAACCGTGTGCGACACGCGAGGGAATACGGTAGACGACGTTCATCACTTGTGCGCCGACGATGTAGCCTACCAAGACGGCCTTGCCCTACACGTCAATTACAATATTCTCGGACAGATCGTGTCGATGGCGCACGTTCCGTTCGAGAATTGCCGCCTTGAAGAGGAGGACGACGACGGCGTTATAAGCCATATCGTCGTACACCCCGATTGGCGGGGTAAAAAGACGCGCGGCGGCAAAGCCGTAAAGGTAACCATCGAAACAATCGAGGTGTTCCCGGTCTTCAATCCGTCGCCCGATGTCGTGCAGTTGCAGATACAGGCCGCAGGCGGTATCGAATTCTACAAGGGTCAGATTCTCTACATTTCACGTGCCGGGCGAAATGCCTATCCCCTGCCGTTGGTCGACGTCGTATTGACCGACATGTCGACGGACGAGGGGCTTTCGAACGTCAACAACCGAAACGTCCGAAACAATTTCCTAACGGCGGGTATGCTCATTACGAAGCGCGGACAAGGTAGCAGCACGGTCGACGGCGACAAAGACGGCGCATCGTCCGACGACGGATTTACGGAAGAATTCGAAAAGCTGCAAGGCGATACGAATTCGCTTAAAATCATGCAGGTTGAGATTGAAACCGACGAGGATAAGCCCGAATTCGTACCGTTCAAGACGAACAACTACGACAAGGAGTTTACAGCCACAACGAAAGCCGTAACCGATAACATCTATGCGGCGCTCAACCAAGAAACATTCGGAAGATTACGCAGCGGCAGTATCGGGTTCACAGGCGACCTTGCGAACGACGTGAAGCGCGAATACTGCGAGCAGGTAGCGAAGCAGCAACGGATGTTATCGCGTGCGTATCGGGCTATTTTCAGCCATTGGGAACCGAACACGATTCCGTACACCGGAGCGGGCGATGCTGCCATCGAACCGCTCGTAAAATCTATTGCCAACGATGCGACATCTGATTGAACCGTGCGACGTCGATAAATACGCCCGCCCCTGCGACATGGACGACGAGATTATCGCCCGCGCCATCGAAGAGGCCGAATTGCTCGACATCAAACCGAAGCTGGGCGACGAACTGTTCATGCGGCTACTTACGCACGTGCAATTCGCCGTACTCCTTAATGGCGGCGAGTACACCGACGAATGCAGGAACCAGCGGCATTTCGTCGGTCTGCGGCGGACGCTGGCATACTACGTTTGGGCGCGCCTCGTCAAAACGAGTGTAAACCATTTGACACGCTTCGGCTTCGTGCAGAAGCGCGACGAATATTCACAGGCGACCGAATACCGCGAGCGGCAAACGGCGTACAACGACGCTTTCGCCATCGCTGACGGTTATATGAAAGAGTGCCTTGCCTACATCCAAGCAAAGCCGGAAATTTTCGCTGATTATACGCTCAAGGGGAAAGTCAAGGCCAATCGAACGAAATTCAAAATTTTAGGCAATTAACTATGTATGACATCAAATTAGGGCAGGGATGCGGCATCAAAGCCACGATGTTGACTCCGGCAGGCGGCGTCTGCGATCTGCGCCGGGCACGCTATATCGCAGCGTCACTCGTACTGCCGTCCGGTGCGACCATGAACTGCGAGGACATCGCGTTTAACGAGGTCACGAACGGCGTCTATGTCCGCCTGCTCGGAACCCGCGAACTGACTACCACAGGGCAATACGGCATCGTCTTCAACGTCAAACTGGAAGACAAGACGATGTATTCGACGCCCGTTGTGTGGTTCGCAGAGGTCAAAGAGGACGCCCCGACGGGCTATCACGAACTGACGCTATCGCTGTCGCTTACCGTCGTAAATTTCCCGGATAATGTTTCCTATACAGGAGCGTCGCCAAAAATCAGCGACAAAAATACGTGGCTGGTCTACGACGATGATCTCAACGCGTATGTCGACACGGGTATCGAGGTCGGATATGCGAACCTGCTGTCACGCTACGACGGTAAGTTTGCCGAAATCGTTGTCCCGTGTACCGAGGCAACCAACGCGGCCGCAGCGGCTACGGTCGCTGCAAACAACGCAGCCGCAGCAGCCAATAGTGCAGCAGGAAGCGCATCGGCGGCGACAGCCGCAGCGAATACAGCCGCAGGCAAGGCCAACACCGCAACGACGGCGGCAAATAACGCAGCAACGGCGGCCAACACGGCCACGGGCAAAGCAAACGAGGCGGCGACAGCAGCAAATAATGCAGCGGAATCCGCACAGCGCGTCGTCGACACCTACGACGACGTTATCAATACGCTCGCGCACTCCGACTGCACCCTCGACGAGCGGGTCGAGGCACTCGAAAAGGCGCTTATAGCCGTCTTGTCGGGTGCTGTCGTGATTCCCAAATTGCAGATCAAGGAATTGAACGTATGGGGCAATAACAGCCTTGCCCTCGTCGGCGACAGCGCACCGACGAAAGCCCCGGACAGAGCCGGGCAGTTCTACATCGACAAGACCGCCCGCGCGCTCTATTTCTCAACGGGTAACGCGGCCGTGTCAGACTGGAAAATTCAATAATGCAAACGGAATATGGCACAGGTTAACAAATACGCAGATCGGGCTGCTTATACGGCCGACGCGAAACGTCTTTCAACGAAATCGGCCGTTTCGTTCATCGAAAATGAAACGACAACGATTTACGACGGTGTGAATACCGTCGTCGGAAAATCGGCTGCCGCCATCGGCGATCTCGCCGTTTTCGATAAAACGGACGGGGTTATCAAATACATCAAAAGCGCAACGATTGCCAAGGCGCAGATTCCAGCAAACCTTGTACCGCTGGCCGTCGTCTATGCGCGACAAGGTGAACAGCTATTGATCGTATCGCTCGACCATGTTTCGGGCAGCATCCGCTGGGCACATACCTACGAGGTTGCATTGTCGGGTTTCGATCTCGCTGCGGGCGGCACAATCGTGTTGAAGCTCGGTTCCGACCCTGCCGCCGCAGAGGTGTCGATAGCGTATACCGCAGGCGCAACGCTCGCGGATGTTGCATCGGCTATCAACGCGAAACTCAAAGGTGGGACACCCAATTACTCCTCGACGGATTATGGGGGATGGGCGGCGACTGCGGCGGACAATTTCGTCGTGATGGGTTCGAACACGTATAACGCCTCCCGTGCGGCGATTGCCGTTGTTGGCGGTTGTCAGATCGCAAGGACACCGGAAGACATTAACTACCAAACAACGTTGACGGGGGTGTTGATCGAGGGGTCAACCGAATATGTCCGCCGCAACAACGGCGTTAATTCGTCGTTTGCGGGCTGTAATCCCGAAAAATTCCTGCAATACTATTCGGCCAACGGAAGCGATACCACAGGAATCAAACCCGGAAGCAGCACCATAATTCGGGAAAGCGCCTTTACGGAAGAGGCCAACCCGGAACTGGTCGCCGCCTATCCGACCTACCGGGATTATCTGTTCGGAGAACATTTGCTGCAATATCCCGCAGCCTACGGCGCGCTGCTTCGTGATGGCAAGGCCAACACGCACCTGATCGGCGGTCTGCGGTTCGTCGACATCCACGGCGAAAGCGTTCCCCGTTATCCGGCCGCTGCGGCCGCTCTCGACTACGGCGTCACGGTCGAGGGCGCAACTACCGGACTGGAAGCGGGCGCATGGTGGCTGCCGTCCGTCGATGAAGTCTACCTGCTCATGCACGACCGCGTGCTAACGTCCGCCGACCGGGAAAGCGACCCTGTAAACCGCACGCTGTCGCGCCTCGGTAAGACGACCTGCTACGGATCGGGTTATTATCCGTGGACATCGTGCGAGTAC